ACTGTAGTCGTATCAGATTTACAGGTTCCTTATCACGATGAAGTCGCAGTCAAAAACCTTGGGGCGTTTATCCGCGCTTGGAAGCCTCACAAGGTCGTCACAATCGGAGATGAAATCGACTTACCACAAATCTCACGTTGGACAGAAGGAACACCGGGTTGGTACGAACAAACTCTTGGAGAAGATCGCGACCTTGCTGTTCAGACACTATACGATTTACAAGTAAGTGACATGATTAGGTCTAATCACACAGATCGTTTATACAACGTAATCATGAAAAAGATTCCAGCATTCTTGTCTTTACCTGAGATGAAGTTTGAACGATTCATGCAGCTAGATGACCTTGGCATTACCTTCCATAAGAAACCTATGGCTATTGCTCCTAACTGGATTGCTATTCATGGAGACGAACAGGGTATCAATCCTAATGCAGGCCTTACAGCCCTTGGAGCGGCTCGTAGGCACGGTAAGAGCGTTATATGCGGACATACTCATAGGGCAGGACGCAGTGCCTTCACAGAGGCTTCTGGGGGCGTTTTAGGGCGTGTTCTCCATGGTGTTGAGGTAGGCAATCTAATGAACTTTAAGTCGGCCGGATACACCAAAGGAACTGCTAACTGGCAACAGGCCTTTGCAATTATGGAAACAGATGGTAAGCGTGTGAACGTACAGCTAATCTATATAGAAAAAGACGGCACGTTCATAGTCAATGGCAAAGGTTATGGAAAGCCTCGTTGATTCAATAGTGCCACTGCGACCTACGCTCGATGAGGCAGTAGATCTCGGAGAATCGTTATAATTTCGTTACTAAATGTGTTTGATTCTGTCGGTTATCTGTGAGACCGTAAAGGTGTGAAGGTCGAACGAACCAACACAGACTAGGGCTAACAAATGGATTGGATACAATTTATAGCGGTTCTTGCATTATTTGCAGCTGCTAATTTCGCATGGTATTGGCAAGGTTTCAAGGATGGTAAGCGCGAAGGTTATACTCGCGGTCGCAATGTCTCACGATCTGCGTTCTGGCAAGAATGAAAGCCAATGAAATCCTCGACGAAGCTAAAGGACTCATCCTCGACAGAGGTGCAGATTACGGCACACCAGCTATCAATCACCTTCGAATTGCAAAACTCTGGTCAAGTTATCTCGATGTTCAAGTCGAGCCAAACCAAGTCGCAATCTGCATGGCACTCGTCAAAATCGCACGTATCCAAGAGTCGCCACACAAAAAAGATAGTTACTACGACTGCGCGGCATACATTGCAATCTCTGGACAAATTGCATCAACTGATTGGGATGACCTTGACAGTTACTAAGACAAAGTCCGGTATCTGGTGTGATTACTGCAAAGCACATTACGGAACAGAGTTTGAAAAGGGTAGAAGGCAAGCAGTCTTCACTGTTGTCAGTATTCACCCTAAGTCAAAGAATGAAAAACGCCACTATTGTTTCGACTGCGCGGTCGAAGTTTCCTTATGGCCAGACGGCACACATTGGCCTCTCACTGAGCAGGTTGATTCACTGATGAAACAAGAGGAGTTATCAAATGGCATTTAACTTAGAAGATTATGAACCAGTAGAAGAAAGGTTGTCGAAATGGTGGGCAGAAAATGAAGATGGTCGTGTCGCGACTGAACTCATATCGTTTTCAAATGGTCAATACATTGTTCAAGCGTATCTTTACCGGACTTATTTGGATAGCGTTGCGTACGCCACAGGACTCGCTGAGGAAAAGATTACTGATCGGGGTGTCAATTCAACTAGCGCATTGGAGAACTGCGAAACTTCAGCAATCGGCAGAGCGCTTGCAAACGCAAATTACGCAGCTAAGGGCAAACGCCCTTCCCGAGAAGAAATGACAAAGGTTGCATTTGCTGCTCCGGGACTCACTGTTGTACCAGAAGTAGATGCAGCTTCACTTGCATCAACATGGGAAATTTACGGTGATAAAAAAGCAACTGAGCCATCGCCTGCCAAGAAGGCTATGGAATTGCTAAAGGAAGAACTTGGGGCTAAGCCAGTGCCAGTCGCTCCTAAATGCCAACATGGTGGAATGATTCGCAAGACTGGTACAAATGCAAAAGGCTCGTATTCTGGCTGGGTCTGCGCAGCTGATGCCGCACCAAGGTCTGAGCAATGTCCAGCACAGTGGGATAAGAAGTAGCCAAATGGGTTATATCGAAGTCTTTCGCGACGGTGAGGACATGCCACCAGTTGTATTAGGTGAACATTACTTGAAAGATGTAGTTCATGATCCATACGCTAAACCACAGCAATGGATTACTTGTCAAATGTGCAATTTGCCAGTGTTAGTCACTGACATTCGCATTGACGTTGATTTGGACAATCCGATTTACACGATATGGCAATGTGTCAAGTGTCATACGGTCAATGGCTAGTCAATCAAGAAAGCATCGCGGATACCGGACACAAAGGGTAGTCGCACAGTATCTGACTCAGTGGTGGGAACACGCTGAATCGGCTGGGGCTGGTAGGCAGGGCAAGGATGTCACTGGGGTTCCGTTCGACCTCGAAATCAAAGCTCGCACTGCCTTCAGTCCTAAAGCATGGCTAGACCAAGTCAGACAACGCTCGGTTGTTGGGGAATTGCCGATTGTTGTTATGCGGTTCAATGGACAAGGGGAAAACGCAGAAGAATACGGGGCAATGCTCCGATTCGATGACTTGGTCTCGCTATTGCTCAAAGCAGGATATTCAGAGCAATCATTACAAATCGACAGGTGCAAGCAATGCGGTGGATGGATGACTGCAATATGTAGCACATGTAGAATAGAGGATGAAAGAAATGCCAGTCTATGAATACAAATGTATGTCATGCAATAAGACTAAAGAAGTTACACGATCCGTCAATGATTTAGGCGACACAGTTTATTGCAAATGTAAATCAATCATGATTCGCCTATACCAACCAACAGCTGCAATCTTCAAGGGCAAAGGATGGGGTAAAGATAAATGACAAGAAACTCCCAAGAATCACGCTCTAACTTGACAAGGCCAGTACGCTATAACTCGCTAGCGAGCGGCTTCAGCCGACTGCTCGCGACCGCTAGTTTAGCTGTTGGGGCAGGTCTATGCTTACCAGCATCAGCGGCTGCACCAGATTTAAAGATGAATGCTAAACAATACGCACATGCACAACTAACTAAAGACCATTACAAATGTATATCTACACTTTATGGAAAAGAATCTGCATGGAAAGCATCTGCTACTAATGGATCTCATCATGGTATTCCTCAAGGTAATAGTAAGTGGCTTGCTACAGCTACACCATTGCAACAGATTGATTGGGGCTTGAGGTATATTGGCCATCGTTATGGCACAGTAGATGGTCAACCAGATACATGTGCTGCTCTTAGACATTGGACTAAATACGGATGGCATTAAAGAGTAATGATCCAAGAGATACACGCAGCTATCGAAAGATAAGACTCAGTGTGTTATCTCGTGATCAGTGGACTTGTTATTACTGCCAACAACCAGCCACCACAGTGGATCACATAATCCCAGTGAGCAAAGCACCAGACCAAGCGATGAACATGGAGAATATGGTCGCAGCATGTAAGCGATGCAATTCATCAAAAGGTTCGCGCTCAGCAGGCGTTTTTTTAGCACCAGCGTTCACCCCCCCTGTCTTTCAAGACTCCGCCTCCCTAACACGCTCGGTCGTCCACCAAGACAGTCCGTTCACTAGCCGACCAAACCCGAGTCAATGACGGATAAACCCAAAAGAAAAAAGAAGCTACTGGGGGCAACGAAACCAAGGCTTCACACAACATTTCTCAAAGGTGAAAACAAGTTACAAGATGTAAAAGACCTATGCACGATTGTTGGCATCCCATTATTGCCTTGGCAGGAATATGTGTTAAAGGACATGCTGACAATCGACAAAGCCGGACTCTGGGTACGCAAAACCAATTTGCTTCTCGTTGCACGTCAAAATGGCAAGACTCACTTGGCCAGAATGCTTATCTTGGCTCACCTCATTAAGTGGGAGACAAACGTTCTGATTATGTCCAGTAATAGATCCATGGCATTGGATACTTTTCGACAGGTTACGTTTCTCATCGAAAGCAATGACCATCTCAAAGGGTTTGTGAAACAAATTCGATATGCAAACGGAACAGAATCTATTGAAATGCTCAATGGCACTCGCTTGGATGTTGTTGCAAGCACTAGAGATGGCTCACGTGGTCGTACAGTCAATGGCTTGCTATTTATTGATGAGTTACGCGAAATCGATGAAGAAGGTTATAGAGCTGCAATGCCTACTACTAGAGCCCACGCTGGTTCTCATATACTTTTAACCAGCAACGCAGGTGATGCTTTTTCAAAAGTTTTAAACGATTTAAGGGAAAGGGCTTTAGACCATCCGCCTAAGTCTTTCGGATTCTATGAATACTCAGCACCTCAGTATTGCAAAATCAATGATCGTGTTGCATGGGCGCAAGCAAACCCTGCACTCGGCTACACAATTACAGAGGAAGCTATCGAAGAAGCAATATCGACTTCACCGATAGAAAACACTCGAACTGAAACGCTCTGTCAATGGATTGATTCTCTTAGCAGTCCTTGGCCTCATGGAGTCTTGGAAGAGACTAGCGATAGCACTTTGACAATAACACCGGGAGCCTTGACAATGTTTGGCTTTGATGTATCGCCCAGTCGCAGAAACGCATCATTAGTTGCTGGACAGATAATGCCAGATGGCAAAATTGCTATTGGAATCCTAGAAACCTTTGAATCACAAGTAGCTGTAGATGATCTAAGAATTGCTGCAAGTATAAAGGGATGGGCTGACATTTACAGGCCTCGCATGGTTCTCTTTGACAAATACACCACTGCCTCGATTGCCGAGCGCCTATCCAATGCCGGAGTCATAACGATGGACTGCTCAGGCCAGCAGTTCTATCAGGCTTGCGGTGATTTACTTGATGGCCTTGTCAATCACAAGGTAGTGCATAACGGCCAAGATGAACTTATTCAGCAATTCAATAATTGCGCAGCTAAAGTCAATGACTCGGCATGGCGTATTGTCAAACGCAAGAGCGCAGGAGATGTATCAGCACCAATATCCATCGCCATGGTCGTAAGCCACCTAATGAAGCCTCAGTCTGTAGCACAAATTTATAGTTAGACATTTGCGTGTCATTTGTCTAATAACTTGACAAATGGTATCCTTTCTGTCTATGGGTATATTTTCGCGAGCGGTATCATCTAATAACAAGGCGACTGTTGAAGCGCAATATGCCCCACAAATTATGGGCGAGAATATGCCCTCGATTTACAATGCAATTTTTACCAAAGTTTCACGTCACGATGCAATGACTTGCAGTTCTGTTGCTCGCGCACGTAACTTGATCTGCGGAACTATTGCATCAATCCCATTGGAGTATTACAAGAAATCCACTGGTGAAAAGATTGCAGCTCCTCGCTGGGTCAATCAACTATCAAAGAGTCAGCCATCGTTTATTACACTTTCGTGGCTCGTAGATTCTTTGATGTTTTACGGCGTTGCTTATTTGCTTATTACAGAGCGATATGCAGAAGATGGCCGTCCGGCTGCATTTGAATGGGTGGCTAATAGCCGCATCACATTTACGACTGACCTTGAGGGCATTATGGTCACTCAGTATTACATGGATCTCAATCCAATTTCCATGAACGATATTGTCACTATCCAAGGATTTGACGAAGGTATCTTGGAGCGCGGAAGTCGCACCATCCAAGCCGCTATCGATGTTGAGCGTTCAGCTGCAACCAATTCAGCCAATCCACAACCTGCTGGATACCTCAAAAACTCAGGTGCTGACTTGCCACCTGCTGAGGTTCAAGGACTTCTATCAGCATTCAAACGCGCACGTCAAAGTAATTCAACTGCTTACCTAACTTCAACTCTTGATTACTCACCAGTGGCATTTAGCCCTAAAGACATGATGTATAACGATGCAATCCAATCGTTTGCTACTCAAGTTGCCAGAATGTGCAACATACCTGCCTATTATCTTTCAGCTGACATGAACTCGACAATGACTTATGCAAACGTTCAAGATGAGCGCAAGCAATTCTATGCATTGTCAATCGAGCCTTATGTCCAAGCAATCCAATCCAGACTTTCAATGGATGACGTATCTACAACCGGACACGAAGTTCGTTTTGGAGTTTATGACACATTCCTAAAGACAGATCCAATCGTTGAACTTACAGTAATTGAAAAATTGCTTACTCTCGGATTGGTTACAACTGAACAAGCAATGGCAATGACAGATTTAACTCCTAATGGAAGCGAAGGACTCTAATGGAACAACTAATTATCGAAGCCTCATCTATTGAGTGCAGCGAAGATCGTCGCGAAATCAGCGGCAAGATTGTCCCGATGGGAACAGGCGAAATCGGTAACACCAATATGGGCGGTGTTGTATTCGAAGCTGGCTCTATCGATATTGCTGACCCAAGTAAAATTAAGTTGCTATCACAGCACGACATGAAGAAGCCAGTCGGTCGTATGGTCTCTGCAACAGTTCGTCCAGATGGTATTTACGCAACATTCAAGTTGTCTCGTTCCCAAGCAGGTTCCGATGCAATGATTATGGCAAGTGAAGGACTGGTAAGTGGTCTTTCAGTCGGTGCTGAAGTTGTTGCATCCAAGCCATCACGCGACGGCCATTTGGTCGTTAGTTCGGCAATACTAAAAGAAGTTTCTCTCGTTACAGAGCCAGCATTCAAGTCTGCTCAGGTACTAGAGATTGCAGCTGAGGAAGTCGTCCCAGTTGCAGAAACCCAACCAACAGAAAGCGAGACAGTCGTGGACGAAACCACACAGGTCGAAGCTCCAGCAGTAGAGGCGGCATCTGTAGAAGCTGCTCGCCCAACAGTTGTAGCAAACCTTCAGGTAAAAGAGCGCATTGCTCCAATCACTTCAGCACAATATCTTGATGCAAACATCAAGGCAGCAATGGGAGACGACGCAGCCCGTCGCACTGTCCAAGCAGCTGATGATTCAACATCAACAAACACAGGCCTTACATTGCCTTCACACCTCAACACATTCTTGACAGATACATTCTCAGGTCGTCCAGCATTTGAGGCAGTTACTCGTGGATCACTTGCAGGAATCGATGGAATGTCATTCACGATTCCACGCCTTTACACAAATGCATCTTCAGCAAACGTTGCACCAACAGTTGCAGCAGTCAATGAAGGCGCAGCAACATCAGAGACTGGCATGACATCTGTTTATGACACAGTCACAATCCAGAAGTATTCTGGTCTCAATGAAGTTTCATTTGAACTCATTGACAGAAGCTCACCTGCATTCATGGAACTTCTAATGGCTGAACTCCGCAAGGCTTATGAGAAGGCAACAGATAACGCACTTATTGCTGCATTCACATCTTCAGGAACACAAGCTACATCAACAGCTGCAACGGCAGCAGGACTTCAATCATTCATCTCAACTGAATCAGCAGCTGCCTACAAGGGCACTGGTGGCGACTACGCTAACAAGCTTGTTGCTTCAACAGATCAGTGGGCTGCAATCATGAGTTATGTTGATGACTCAAAGCGTCCGCTCTACACAGTTGCATCACCACAATTCAATGCTGCTGGTCAGGCAACACCAACTTCAGTTCGTGGAAACGTTCTCGGAACTGACCTCATTATCGACCACAACATCGCCACAGCAGGCATCATCGACGAGTCAGCATTCCTCGTTGCACCAGGATCTGTCTACACATGGGAATCAGCTCAGGCTCAACTTCGTGTGAACCTTCTTGGCACTGGCCAGATTCAAATCGCAATGTACGGCTACCTCGCAATCTACGTCGGCAAGTCCGGCAAGGGTGTTCGTCGCTACAACCTTACATAATCTGTAAGTAACTAAGTCGCTCAGTGGGGGCATAGCCCTTGCCCTCACTGAGTCTTTAGAAAGGAAATAATGTCACTAACAACAGTTGCCGAGCTTAGAGGCGTACTTGGCGTTGGCACATTATTTGCCGATACAATTTTGCAAGAAGTGTGCGACGCATCCGATGCAATCCTACTTCCAATGCTTTGGGTAAAAAGTGAGTTTGCAATAGCACATTCAAAGACCACAACTACAGCAACATTATATTTTGAGACTGCTCACGACTTTATTGTTGGAGACGTAATAGTTATTACAAATTGTGGTTCTGCATGGAATGGCACTAAGACAATTACAGCAGTTTCAGAATTGAGCATTACTTATACAATTTCGGCTGCATCAGCAACTGAAAAAAATACAATGACACCTTATGGCACAGTTACAGGCGACACAACAACTGATTGGACTACAGATACAGCCGTCCAAGAAGCATCACTCATGCTGTGCGTAGATATATTTCAAGCACGTCAAGCCCCTTCATCTGGTGGCGTAGCCATCGATGGCAGTGCATCACCTTGGCGCATGTCAAACAGTTTGCTAGCAAAGATTCGTGGTCTTATTGCTCACGCTATAGATCCTCGTAGCATGGTGGGCTAATGACAGCCATTACTGCACTGCGCACAACACTTGCTGAGGCTCTAGTCAATAATAGTTCTTGGCAGACTTTTGCATTTCCACCAGAGACTATTCTGGCAAACTCTTGCATTGTCAGTCCCGATGATCCGTACATCACGCCAAACAATAATTCACAGATTTCTATCTCACCAATGGCTAACTTCAAGGTAATGCTTACTTGTCCTTTATTTTCTAACGAAGGAAACCTCAATGGCATTGAAGAGTTCGTGGTTCAAGCATTTGACCTTCTAGCATCATCAACCCTAGTTTTCAATGTAGGTTCAGTCTCAGCACCAAGCGTTCTTAACGCTGCATCCGGTGACTTGCTTACATGTGAAATGTCCGTATCAATCCTTACGAGTTGGAGTTAGTTATGTCCGATTGGGAAAAAGAAAACGCAGCCTTTCTCGAAAAGATTGGACAAACTGCACCAGCAACACCAGCACCAAAACCTACTAAGAAAGATGAGGAATAAAGATGGCCGTATTTCTAAATAATGGCGTAGTAGTCACCGTCAATGCGGTCGATCTAAGCGCTTACGTTTCAAGCGTAACTCTCAACCGTCAATTCGACGAACTCGAAGTAACAGCAATGGGAGACTCCGGACACAAGTTTGTCAAGGGTCTAGAAGCATCATCTGTAACTATTGATTTCTACAATGACACAGCTGCATCGAAGGTTCTTGCGACACTTCAGGCTGGTTGGGGAAGTTCAACAACAGTTACACTCAAGCAAACATCTGCTGCAACATCCGCAACAAATCCCCTTTACACAATGTCTTGCCTCGTCAATGGGACAACAGACATTAACGGTGCAGTCGGCGACCTTGGTACACAATCTGTAACATGGACAGTTAACGGCACAGTAGCAATCACCACTTCATAATCTAAGAGACAAGGGCTAAAGCAATGGCAAAACTGAAGATCACACGGGTCGGTGGAGAAGTATCTGAGCATCAGGTAACTCCATCAATCGAGATGGCATTTGAGCGTTACGCAAAGAAGGGCTTCCACAAAGCCTTTCGTGACGATGAGAAGCAATCAGACGTTTATTGGCTTGCTTGGGAATGTATTAGACGTTCGGGTGAAACGGTAAAACCACTGGATGATTTCGTTGAGACACTCGTAAGGGTGGAAGTTCTCGATGATGACCCTTTGGACTAGGGCGTGATTCCTTCACCTATCTCGTTGCTCGTTTGAGTATTGAGACAGGAATCGCGCCACAACATTTGATTGAGTTAGATTCGGCAATGTTTAAGGCAATGCTGGATGGACTCACTGACAGAGCAAAGGAGATCAAAGATGCCAGTAAGCGTAAAGGGCGGCATTGAACTCCGTAAGGCTCTAAAACAATTCAGTCCCGATTTAGCCAAGGCTTTACCTAAAGAAATGGCTCTAGCTCTCAAGCCAGTAGTTCGTGCTGCTCGTGGCTACATGCCAAGTGAATCTCAAATAATTTCTAACTGGTCTGTATTTGGCAAAAACATTACTGCTAATAGTTCAGCGTTTTCTAACGCCAAGTTTCCTAAATACGTTGCATCAGTTGTCAAGGCAAACGTGGGATACAAGACAACACCATCAAAACCTAATGCGCGTGGATTTAGATCTCTTGCACAATTATTCAATAGAACTCGCGCTGGTTCCATCTATGAAACTGCTGGTCGTAAAACCCCCGGAAGTTTATTTGTCAGAAACATCAGCAAAAAGTATTCAAATGATTTGCAAGGCGATGGAGCATTTGAAGGTCGCGCCCTTTATCGCGCCTATGAAGAAGATCGTGGTAAAGCGCAAGATGGCGTACTTAGAGCCATTGAAAAGGCCAAAGACAATCTAAATAACAAGACTAAGGTGGCCAAATAATGCCAGTAGTCAAGATTGATTTAGCAGCTGAATACACTGGTAAAAAGGCATTTTCACAAGCTGAGAAATCCGTACAACATCTCACCAAAGGTGTAAAGAACCTTGCTGGTGCATTCGGAATAGCCTTTGGCGCTCGGGCTATTGGCATGTATGCCAAGTCAGCGGTCAATGCATTCGCAGCTGACGAAAAAGCTGCACGATCTCTTGCTCTACAACTCAAAAACACAGGCAACGCCTTTGCTGCTCCACAAGTAGAATCCTTTATTGCTAACCTACAAAAGACTACTGGCGTATTAGACGATCAATTACGTCCAGCGTTTAGGACTTTACTTACTGCTACTGGCGACGTAACTAAATCACAAAAAGCTCTCAAACTTGCATTAGACATTAGTGCTGGTACTGGCAAGGATTTATCCGCAGTATCTATGGCATTGGCTAAGGGCTTCGGTGGACAGACAACAGCCTTGAGTCGCCTTGGCGCAGGTTTAGATAAGGCAACACTTGCCAGTGGTGACATGGAAAAAATCACTGCAATCTTGTCATCTAAATTTCAAGGTCAAGCCTTAGAGGCAGTCAAAGGCTACGCAGGTCAAATTGCACTTCTTGGTGTTGCAGCTCAAAACAGTAAAGAAATTATTGGTCAAGGTTTGCTTGATGCCCTAACATCACTAGGCAAAGACAACAGCGTGGCAACTCTTGGATCTGAAATGGAAAACGTAGCAACACAAACTGCAAACGTCATTCGTGGTATCGGCGTACTTGTAGCCAAACTAAAATCCATTCCCGGTGTTGGTGTCGTAGGTAAAGTCATTTCATCCACTTCCCTTGGCGGTCAAGCCCTTGGCGCGTTAGGTAAATTGGGCGCTCAGTCTAAGACACAAAAAGGTTACGGCAGTTCAAATACTTTAGAAAACTTTGTTGAAGCTGGTGGAGTGATAAAGAAAAACACAACAGCCATAAAGGACAATACAAAGACAGTTATAGCCAAGACGCAACTTGACAAATTGGCAGCTAAATTTGACATAGAACGTATTGGACTTTATGCCGCACTTGCCAAGGCCACAACTGAGGAAGAAAAGGCTCGCATCCTTGCAAAGATAGCCATTGTAGAATCAAACGAAAAAGCGGCTACAGCGTTGAATCTATTATCATTCGCAGCCAAAAGTGCTACCGATGCATTCACTAAATATGCAGACAATGCCAATATCATCATCGGCCAAGGCCAGTACGCTATACAAGCGCCTCAAGGATTTGCTCCCAGCCAACAAGCAACAGTCCCACAAGTGCCAGCAACTAATAATCCAATGGCTCCATCTGGTAACAATGAAATTACTATTGGTCAAGGTGCTTATGCAATCCAAGCGCCATCAGGATTTACAACACCAGTTATCAACGTAAAAGTGCAGGTCGCTGGTCAAGACGTTGCTGCAATAGTTTCAACGGCGCAGGAGACTCAATCACAATCGGGTGGCTCAGCTGGTGGTTGGTCGGGCGTTAGGGTTCTCTAATGCCATTGCCAGCAACCTTATCCATCACAATCAACTTCTCAGATGGCCCTGTATTTGGTGTCCCATTTACTATTGGTGATCCGATATACGGCAAACTCGGTGGACTAGGAACTCTAGGCGCTACAACCACACCAGCCCTTATCGCTGACGTAACGGATCAGACAGTCAAGATTGATACACGCAGGGGTAGAAACATCAATCAAGACCTTTACGAGGCTGGTACGGCTGTTATACGGGTTTTAGACCCTAATGGTGATTTCAACCCACAAAACACTTCATCGCCTTACTACACCTACCTACAGCCTCTCAGGAAGGTACGCATTACAGCTGATAACGGTACTGCTTACAACATCTTCTCAGGCTATACAACCGACTATAAATATACCTATCCAGTAGGCCAAGACATTGCGTATGTCGATATTTCATGCGTTGATGGCTTTCGCTTGTTTAACATGTCAAACATTACGACCATCACAGATGGCACAGCCTCACAAGATACTGGCACACGACTAGGCAAGATTCTGGACATGGTTTCATGGCCTAACAACATGCGCACGATTGCCACTGGCAACTCAACCTGTCAAGCCTCGTCGGTCGATACTTCTATCCGTTCGGTGCTACAAGCAGCGCGTAACGTTGAGCAATCGGAGTATGGCGCTTTCTACATGGATCCTAATGGTGTGGCAGTATTCAAGTCTCGCTCACAGGTTCTTGCAGCTGCTGGCACTGCTCCTACGGTATTCAATCAAGATGGCAGCGGTATCAATTACGCTAACGTCACATTTGCCTTTGATGACAAACAGGTGGTCAATAACGTTTCAGTCCAGCGCACTGGTGGCACTGCTCAAGTCACAACCGATAGCTCGAGCGTTACAACCTATTTTACCCATTCTCTTTCGTACAGCAATCTAATAGTTGAAACTGATGCAGAGGCACTCAATATCTCAAAGGCTTACGTTGCTTCCCACAAAGACACAACTATTCGCATCGACTCAATGACTCTGGATTTGATGACTGCCGGATATACGGCAGGAGTCACAGCAGCTCTTGACCTTGATTACTTTGACCAAGTGCAAATAACTAATACACAGCCCGGCGGATCTACAATAACCAAGACTCTCCAAGTTCAAGGCATCGCCCACGCGATTACACCTAACACTTGGAAAATAACCCTCACCACGCAAGAACCAATCATCGACGGATTCATTATAGGAAGTTCCCTATACGGTATCCTTGGCACTAGCGTTTTAGCATACTAAGGAGCAATAATGGCAACAGGATTTCCAGCAGCAACGGGCGACGTAATGAGCGCGGCAATGTTCAATGGACTTGTTGCCTTCACGTTACAAACAACACAGACTGCCGATTACACAGCAGTCCTAGCAGATTCATACCAGACACTTATTCAGATGAACAAAGCAACTTCTATCGCCTTCAAGATTCCAACTAACGCATCAGTGGCTATTCCTGTTGGATCAGTAATTACTGTTCTAAACATTGGTGCTGGTACTTGCACAATATCTGCATTTAGTTCAGGCACAACAACAGTTCTTTCAGCAGGAGCAACTGCTGCATCTCCTACTCTTGCACAATACAAGTCAGCAGCTTGCATTAAAGTTGCAACTGATACATGGTACATAGTTGGGGCAATAGCATAATGATTGGCGCAATTCTTACTTCCATACCTTCATTCACGCCACCTCCAACTATAACGGGTGGCACTTTATATACGAGTGGTGGATATAATTACAGAAAATTCACTGCCAATGGAACTTTAGGTATTTCTGGTGGAACATTAGTTTGCGATATTTTAGTTGTCGCTGGTGGTGCTGGCTCAGGATCAGAATATGGTTCAGGTGGTGGCGCTGGCGGATTACTAAGTTTTACATCACAATCTTTTTCAAGTAATCAAGCTATAGTAATTGGAGCTGGTGGAGCAGGTGCAGCTAGTGCTGCAACAAGTGGGAGCAATGGATTAGATTCACAATTTGGTTCTCTTACTCTCGTAAAGGGCGGAGGTTATGGCGGTGGCAACGGTGCTGCTGGTGGTACCGGTGGTTCAGGCGGTGGTGGTTCAAAAACTGGTGCAGGTGGAAGTGCTACATCGGGTCAAGGATTTGCTGGTGGTGGTTCCGGGACTTCTACATCTACGGCTGGTGGAGGTGGAGCTGGCGTAGCAGGAAGTGGCACTGCTGGCGGATCTGTTGGCGGAAATGGTTCATCAGCATTTTCATCTTGGGGACTAGCAACAAGTAGCGGTGAAAATGTAAGTGGTACATATTATTTCGCGGGTGGCGGTTCAGGAACTGCCGTAGCAGGTGGTTATGGTGGTGGCGGTGGAAGTAACAAAGCTAGTTATACAGGAGTTGTAAATACTGGTGGTGGCGCAGGAGCAGTTAGTAATTCACAATGGAATGGTGGCTCAGGAATTGTAATTGTAAGGTATGCAGTATGAGTCACTGGGCAGAATTAGATGCTGATAATAAAGTTATTCGCGTAACTGTTGGTGATAATAATGAAGCTGATGAAGGCTACCAATGGCTTATAGATAATCTTGGTGGTACTTGGGTCAAGACTTCATATAATGGCAAAATACGCAAACGCTTTGCAGGTGTTGGTTATACATACAATGCAACTCTCGATGCATTTATACCACCAAAATGTCACGATACAGCAATACTAGACGAGAATACTTGTCTCTGGACATGTAAGGATTCTTCCCATGAAGCCAAGACTGAGTAAAGCTGCATCACAACTAAGGTTACAAGTAGATGATTCCTTCCCGGATAGAGATAGAGCATCGGACGGCTGGCTTGGGGATGCCAGACATTCTGCAACTGTCTCTGATCACAATCCAGATGCTGAGGGCTGGGTACGCGCCATCGACGTTGATGCTGACTTGTCCAAGCAAAAAGGACAGTCCGTATATTTGGCAGATCAGATACGACTTGCTGCTAAGAATGGAGAACGGCGAATTAGTTACGTTATCCACATGGGAAAAATTGCTAGTGCAAAGAAGTCTTGGGCTTGGCGCAAATACGATGGCATCAATGCTCACAACCACCACATTCACATCTCGTTTGCGAAAGAAGCTGACAATGATGGTGAGTTTTTTCAGATACCTATGCTAGGGGGAACAAATGGCTG